ATTCTGCATTTGAATCTTCTGTATGTAATCGATTAAGACCCTCTTGTATGCTTTCTTCTTCCATGATTTGTTTATATTTTTTATTTAATTCTTTTTCAGAATTTTTAAAAGATTCTTGTCTTTTTTTTTCAAGTTTATAATATTTTTCATTATAATCTTCAGGCATTATTTTTTATTTTTAGGGAAACCTTTTTTCATGTTGGAATATGCTTCTTTAGAAATAGTAGTTTTAGATTTAGGTCTTGATATACCTAATTTTTTTCTACGATTTATATTTGCCCAAAGACCTGGCTTAGAAGAACCACCTTTTTTCATTTGTATTTTAGCAATACCAGTTCCTCTTAATTGTTTTCCAAGTCCAGCCATTAACAATATTTAGTTGTTTTAATTTTTATTACGTCACCTTGACCTCTAGAAATTATTCCACCTTTTTTAAAACCTTGAGAAGAACCCATATCGCCTTCTGGCGCTGTAGGTCCCATCATATTATTAGAATTCATAGATGGCATCATTGAGGACATAGCTGTTCCAGCTACAGTTAAAGGTTTTTTTCTTTTATCTTTTAAAGTTTGTTTCTTAAATCTAGTCATTATTTTTTTTAGATTTTCCTGCTTCAGAAAGAGCAATTGCAATAGCTTGTTTTCTAGATTTTACAACCGGACCTTTTTTATTTCCAGAATGTAACTTACCAGATTTAAATTCATGCATTACTTTTTGAACTTTGCCACCTTTGGCTTTTTGTACTCTAGCAATACCTGTTCCTTTTGTCTGACATCCTAATCCAGCCATTATTTTTTCTTATTAGCTTTGCCACCTTTTTTCATAAAACCCATTTTATTTCTTACTGAAGTTGGTAACTTTGCAAGACCTGGATTTTTTCCTGAATCTACTTTTTTTAAAGCTCTTCCACCTTTTTTCATTGGCTCAGAAGTTTCCATTTTAGCGTATTGTTCTGGAGACATTTTTCCAGATTTAATAGACTTAGCTTGTTTAGCTAAATTTTTTAATTCTTCGCCTTTATGTTTTTCTGATTTTTCTCCTTTAACAAATTGTTTTGGGGAAATTTTTTTAGAAGCAACTGCTTTAGCTTCTCCTAATTCTTCTTTGTAAGTTTCTTTTCCACCGAATAATTTTCCACCGTCTTTAAGAGCAACTCCCATTCCTCTTTGAGCAATTCCGCCGCCTCTAAGTGCAGCTCCTATTCCTCTAAGAGCAATACCGCCCCCTCTAAAATCTGATCTTGGTCTTTGTTTAAAATCGTTTCTCATTTTTTTACTCCTTGTTAGTACTTGTTGTTTTATTAGCCATCGTTCTTGCGATTGACTCACCAGAACGTCCTACTACATATCCACCAAGTCCAATTTGTAACAATGTCCAAACATCTCCTGGTAATTCAAATGTAATAACAGTTCCTATCATTAATCTTATAACAGGTCCAAGAATATAATTCCAGACTAATATAAAGATTAATACGTACATTAAAAGGGGCCTCCAACTTGCTGTAAACCAGCCTGCTTTAGCCTCTGCTTCAACAATAGATGCTGCCGCTTTTAATTCTTCTGTACTAGATTGTAGTAATTGTTGATTAAGTTGAGCTTTTAATTTTTCTTGTAAATCTCTGTCTGGAACTGCTTTTTCTATTGTACTAAATAATATCTTAGCTAATGGCGCAATAGCTCCAAGCATTGGTAACATACTAGTACCATTCAGCTTTAGATTTTTTTTCTGGTAACATTCTGCTCTGACCTTTTACTTGTACACTTTGTGTTTCCATTTTATTTGTAACTTCAACATCAATGCCACCTTTTTTATAGCCATCAGAATTTAAGAATTTACTATGATCTCCTACTTGAGTACCATAAACTCCTTGAGATTTATCTTTTTTATTTTTCATAAGCTTATTTATACCTTATTTTTTAAAATTTTCACTATCTTTTTTTAACTTAGCAGATAACACTGTCTTTTGTAAAGAAGTACTGGCTCTCATCTTAGCTAAATCTTCATTTTGCTGTAGTTTTTCGTCTTGAGTAGATTGATTCATCATAGCTCTCATCTTGTCAAGGTTAATTCTTTCCTTAGCTTGTTCTTCTTTAATAGCATTTTCCTGAGCTCTAAGATCTAACTCTCTAGATCTTAACATTGCAATTGGGTCATTTCCAAATTGTGATGAAATTTGTTGTTCTTCCTTTAAAAATTCTTCCATTGCATCAGAAATTAATTGTGATTTTCTAGCTTCAATCTTTTCTTGAAGCATTTTAGCTTGTGTTTGCATTTGTTGCATCACCTGTGGATTCTGTTGACCCATTTGTTGCATCTGTTGAGTCATCATTTGTAATTGTTGTATCTCATTTTGAAATTCTATCTGTGTATGTTCTTGAGCCATAATAGAAATATGTTCAAAAATATTTTTTTCTAATGCAGCCATAACCACTGGAGCATTTTTTGCCATGTTTGTTGCCATAAAACTTAAGTGTGAAGTAATATGAGATCTATGATCTTGTCCAGGGAATGCTTGGAACGGTTTCCCTGCAAGAGCATCAATGTGTTCTAGTGCAGGGTCCTTTGGTTGTGGTTGTTGTGGTCGAATTAAAATCTTATCAATATCTTTTACTCCTAATGCTTCGTACATATTTCTGTAAACTTCATATGTATTATGAATTCCAGGATTAGCTGCAGCAAGTTGCATTTCAGTTTGTGCTAAAGATATTCTTTGTGTTTGTGAAAATATATTTGGATCTGCAACTGGAACAATTGCAACGTTATCATTAAAATCAGCTTGCTTAATTTGTCTTTGTCCACCAATAACATCGTATGGATATACCGGTGGTAAATTAACTTTAAATTGTGTAGCTAATAGTCCGAACTCTTGTTTTAAAGCTGCGTAAATTCTTTTATGAATAGCTGACATTGTTCTACTTCCTCTTTCAAGTAAAGCAACAGTTGTACCAACAGCTGCCTGTTGATTACCATCACCAACATTTAAATCAGCAATTGATGCAAATCTTTGTCCTGCTTGAACAACAACACCCATTAAAGCAAGTAATGTTTGCGAAGGTTCTTTAAATGGAAGTGGCATAAATGAATCTTTAAGATTTCCTCCTGGGGCATCAACATCTCTCCATTCACCTGGTTGAATAGGTTGTGAATCGTCTCTTACTCTAATACCTCTTGTTTTAAATCCAGCTGGTAAATTAGATAATGTACCTGCATCAATTAATTGTCTTAAAGCACTTGTTGCAGTTCTAGATAAACCACCAATCATATGAATTAATCCAAATCCATAAAAACCTAAACCTGGTAAAAATTTAAAGTGTACAAAATATTGAATCTTTTCTTTTTTAGGATCTTCTTGTTTCCAGTTTCTTTTAATAGATAAAACTTTTCTAGAAGCTTCTTCTACAGTTACAATGTATGGAAGTTTAATACCTGTGGGCTCACCAGAAGCATCCATATCTTCGAATCCTTCAATATCCAAATTAATATGACATTCTAATAATGTATAAACATCTGCACCTTGTGTTTTTCTAATTCCTTCTATTCTTCTCTTAGCTTCATCTAATTGATTAGTAACAGCATCATCGTCCGTTGGAGTTAATTCTATATCTTTATAGAATCCTGATACTTGTTGTTTACGTAAATTGTTTTCAGAAACTTTAAGTACATGAATAACTGCATCAGCATCTTCAATAGAAGTTGCTGTGTAAGGAACAATTAAATCTTCTGCTTGAATAAATTGAGATACTGGTCTTCCTAATACTGAATCATAATAAACTTTTTTAAATGTAGATCCTGATAATGGTAAATAAAATAACATTTGATCAAACTCTGGCTCATACTCTTTCATGACATCCATGATTTGATAATTCATGTATTCCTTGACTCTCGCTGCTTGCTGCTCCTTCTCAGGAGTTGCAGCTCCCATAATCTGAGTTCTAACTGGTCCTTCTGCTGGTAATAATTCTTTATATGCTAAAGCTTGAAACTGAGTTACAGCTTCTGCAAGTACTGGATGCGTCGCACCCGATGCTCCTCTGAATGGCTGAGTTCTACGTTCGTATTTAAATCCTAAAAGATCTAATCCGTTTGTATAAGTTCTTTCCCAATCTTCTCGTGAAGATTTATAATCTGTATAATCATCCATTAGCTCTGAGCCAATAGGTCCTAAAATATCGTCGTCTAAAACTTCTGCTAAATTTGCAAAATGATCTTTGCCAGCGTCTAGCGGCGTGCTACGAGGGTCAAAGTTAATATCAACACTTCCATCTTCGTTCTCAGTAACATCAGTAGGTCCTTTTGCTTCAGGGAATTGTTCTTGTTGTATTAATTCCTCTTCAGTCGGGACTTTAAATTGCTGATCAACGTTTGGAAGTGCCTTGTCTATATCTGCCATTATTATTTTTCTCCGAAGCTACCACCTTAACCTTTTTATTAGGCATATTCAAGCCTTGCGAACATGGCCCCTTTAAAGGTGGTATGGTTGTTGTTAGTCTTTTAACTGAAACCATATGATCTATTCTTCTGAAGTTAGTAATGTTTTATTGTCTTCTTCAGTAATGTTTGTTTCAGGCATTTGTAATTCTTCTATTGAAACAGGTCTTTTAGGTATTACAAAATCGTTTCTTATGTATTTTGGATTCATTAAAAAACTCATTGCTTGTTTATATCTACCTGTTTCCATATTATTCTCCTACTAAATAATCTAATCCCTCTGCAGGGCCACCTGATTTTAATCTACTTCGTATCCACATTCTAATATATTCATCATCTAATGGTATAGGTGCTTCATCAATAGATTTTCTATAATTATTATAAGATTTATGTTCTTCCTTAATACTTTCTTCTAAAGATTTACCTGTGTCAGTTAACTTAGACCCACTTGCATAACCAACTCTTCCGCCTTTTGCTTTTTCTTCTGTTATAAATGGATTTAATTCATCACTTGGTTTTGCTTTTGGTTCTAATTCAAATTTAGATCTAACTAATTTTTCAGCTTCATCTGCTGTGTATAAATTTCTAAAATCAGGAGCTAAACTATCTATTTGTTCTAAAGCATCCTCACCATAATTAATTCTAAAATGTTCGATGGGATCTTTGTCATATAGATCCCCTTTTTTTAAATTTTTTAATTTTCCTGCTTTAATATCATTCTCCATAATATTTCTAACAGTTGCTCTAACTAAACCTTCTTTATTTAAATCATTTTGAGTTGTTTGACCTTTCATAAAATCATCTAAGATAGATTTTATATCAGATGGTTTTTCTTTTAAAGCTTGTTCTATACCACCAGCTTTTTGTACTAGCTGTTTGCTTCTCAATTCTAAATCACCAATAGGAGATCCTGGACGTGCAGATAATCCAGCTTGTTCTTTTAAAGATTCTAATCCTTCACCAGCTACTCGCTGCTTGCTACCCATATCTACAATATCAGCTGCTGGAGGATTAATAGCGTCTCTTCCAGATCTAATGTTACTAATAGCTTTACTCATCTCAACATCATTTAATTTTCCAGCCATGCCTAAAGAAATAACTTCTTCAATTTGTCTTTTAACTTCTTCTTTAGAAAGAGATCCATCTTCAAATGCAGCTTTAAGTCTAACGGGATCTACATTGATTCTTGTAAGAGATGGTTTTGTTATTGGTGTAATATTAGTTCTTGTACCAGCAAGTTTTGCAGGATTAACTCCAACTTCTTTTGCCAATTGTAAAAGCTCTGCTAAAAATTTATTCATATTAATACAATTCCTTTTCCTCGTGGATTACTTCTTCTTCAACGTAATCCTCAGGATGTTCAATAAAACCACCTTGTCTAAAACGCATAACTGCTTGAGTCATGGAGTCAACAAGGTCATCATGGTCTCCATAAGGAAACGCAGCACACTCTTCAATTACTTCTTGAGCAAAGCTTTTGTGAGTAGGTGCCCATATGCAGCCACTCTCAAATAGAGGTGCAACACTGTTAACACGGGTATGCTTATCATTTCCTTTACTTGGTGTAAAGTTGATAACTGGGATTCCCATTTTACGTAATTCATATGTTAAAGGAAGTCCAGAAGCTTTAGATTCAACAAGTACAGTATCAGGATTCCAATATCTAAACTGTTCATATGCAAGTCTTCTAAGCTCTGGAAACTCTAATCGTTTCTTAATTGCATCCAATAATATTAACTGGGGGCCAGAATCTTCTGAATGATAAAATACTCCCCAAGTAGTTATAGCTGAATAATCGGCAGTTTCTTTTTTCATAAATGCCGTATCGTAAGATTGTATGACATGGTAAAGATCAGGTATAGATTCACTATCCCATTTACTCCACCATTCACGTTTAATGATAGCTCCTTCTTCTGATGTTGGATTTTGCATCCATTGAGCATTCCACTTAGGTAAACTTAATGATGCTTTAACAGCCTCTAATTCTTCAAGCTTCCAATACTCTGGCCAAATAGGTTTACCTGATGGAAGTATTGCTGGAAATTCTATTATCTCCCATTTATCTGATTTAATATCTCCAGATGCTTGTAACAACTTTCCAGTTAAATCTTTTGTATTCCATCTTGTCATAACCACAACGATTGCTCCACCTGGTTGTAAACGCTGTCTAGGTCCAGATGTATACCACTCGTATGCACGCTCTAACGCATCAACATTTAGAGCATCCTGTTCAGAATGTGGATCGTCAATAATTAATAGATCTGCACCTCGTCCAGTAATAGCTCCACCAACACCCGCTGCAAAGTACTCGCCTCCTTGTTCTGTTTCCCATTTACCAGCCGCCTGACTATCTTCTCTTAATCTTGTTTTAAAAACTTGTTTGTATTCTTCTGTGTCCATTAATGTTTTAGCCTTACGACCAAACCTAACCGCTAATTCTGTGGTGTGAGTCGTTTGAATTATCTTTAATTTAGGTCGTTGCCCAATCATCCATGCTGGCAGCAAGAACGAAGCGAACTCAGACTTTGTATGTCTTGGTGGCATATTGATAATAAGCCTTTTAATTTTACCTTGAGCCAAATCATTAAATTTTTCTGCAATTTTTTTATGATGATAACCTTGAATAAATTCTGGCCAAACATGTTTAACAAAAGATAAAAAATCTACATTTATTTTTTCAATCTTTCTTTTTTCTTTTGCCATTAAAAGAGTTTTTAAATATTCTTTTCTAATGTCAGGTGGTAACTTCTTTATCTTTTCTAAATCAATTTCCATAAAATTTTTTATAAAATTTTTTGCATCTACTGTTTTGATGTTAATATGTTTTTAGCACCTCTAAAAGGCTAAATCAAGGCGCAAGGGGGAAAACCTGGGTCCCCTTTTTAAATAGGGGTAATTGATATTTTAAAACAAATAATGATCTTTAAAGTGATAGGGACCCCTCTATGTGGTGTGAGATGCCGACGCCGCCCGTCACCTGTACCACTACGCCAGTATCCCACCGGTGGCGGCCGCGCAACTGGCGCGAATTGTGGCAACAATAAGGCAAGCCTGCGACAATATGTCGCATTGACTTGCTACTCGTCTCATGCATCTAGCCACGAGCAGCAAGCACCGAGGCTGCAACATTATGTCACACCTATTGACTTGACAATAGTAATAGGATAAAGTAGGATATATTAACAAGGAGAAAGATATGATGACAAACAAAGACCTGTGGAACTGGAGCTCTGATGCTGATGAGATACAAGATATGCTATTGCATATTCTAAACGATAGGCTTACAGTAGAGCAAGCAAGAAACATAATAACTAGAAAGGATGAACAAGATGACAATGATTAATACGATTAGCACAATAGAAGATCTATCTAACAAATATTTTAAAGATTGGTTAGATGGTAAATATACTGAGGGAGAAGCCATGATGCGCGCTTCCCATCTCTCGACTATGTTTATTGATGAAGCGAGAAGCAAGGCACTAGCAGCTGATGAAGATATTATAGCTGAGGCTGAGATTTTAGAAGATGCAATGAACGACAAACTAACTGATTGGAGAAACTAATGATTGATACATTATCAGAACTATATGGATTGTTTATCTCGTTCCTAGCTTTAAGTATGGCGATAGGAGCAACTGTTATCTGGGTAATAATGATAATAGATAGACGTAAGGAAGAAAGCTTTGACGATAAGTATAAACGAACAAGGAAGCATGACGGTTATAAGCCTGGACGCTAGACGCAAACCTGCGTGGGACAAACCGCTGACTACAGAGTTTGAAAAAGATCGTAGCAAGCAGCAAGCCCCGAGCAACGAGGATCTAGCTTCAAGCCACGAGCAGCGAGGTCGAGTGCTTGGCTTCCGTCATAAAGTTTTTCGCTCTTGAGTGTAGCAGCTAATACTAAGATAAATGTATTCTTAGGATGGCGTACATGGAAGCTTATTTGATGTGGCGAGAGACGAACTGAATTACTCGTACTAACTTTAAGTTCAATAGTAAAAAATGTACCATTCTTGTTATAACATAATAGATCTGGAGTGCCATGAGCGCTTATATTTTCTACTCTTGTGAACGATATGTTCGGCATAAACTTCTTAACATCATGCCAGAATTTAGTCTCGGGTTTCAAAGTAACTAGACTATCTGACTAGAGTTAATAATCTTAGACATTTTATGTTTTTGAGGTTCTGTTTTTAACACAAGTCTATGAGTTTCATATTGTCCAATAACCATGTTTTCCATTAATTTAATTTGTGTAATATCGTGTAAATCGCCATTAGGCATTTGAACTTGTATTCTTGCATTAGACACAGCTTCTGATTTTTTCATTAACCTATGAAGAATATCTAGTAATGTTTTACTATTAATCATAATTTAAAACCAGCCAATCATGGAGATAACTGGCTGGGAATTTTGTAGGGATCAGTATCTGGGAGCAATAAAGCTTTCTTCCCTCGTAAGCCATCCCTGATTGACTTTTACTCTGAATTACTTTACATGTCAATACATGGGACTTCCAAAGAAATTAACAGAAATGCAAATGAAATTTGCATACGAAATAGTAAGTAACGAAGGAAGAAAAACTGCAACAGAATGTGCTATTGATGCAGGATATGATAAAGAATCTGCTGTTGTTAGAGCTTCTGAATTACAAAATCCAAAAAGATATCCATTAGTTGTCCAATACATTGGAGAACTTAGAGTTGAATATCAAAAGAAATATAATGTTACATTTGAACGTCATATAACTGAACTTGCAAAACTTAGAGATTCATCAAGAGATAAGGGAGCTTGGTCAGCAGCTATTAATGCTGAGGTGGCTAGAGGAAAAGCAGCTGGTTTATATGTTGAACAAAAGATTATTAGAACCGGGAAGCTAGAAGATCTATCGGCTGATGAATTAGAAAATAGATTAAAGGAAATTATGGAAGACTACAAACCTCTTCTTGAGGGTGTTGAAGTTAAAGACCTTGAGGAGGACGTTAAGTCTAGACAAAAGAAAATTAGACTAGGTAAACCTCAACAACCCAAAAAGAAAGAAGTATTAGAAGTTAATTATTCTTCGTCTGAATCTTCATCTTCAGAATCTTCATCATCCCAATCTTCAGGACCATCTGAATCAGAATCAGCTTGATTTTCTAAGTCGTATACTCTGTCTCTAAGAGTATCTATATCTTCTTGAATTCTATCCATGATATCTTCAAGAGATTGTTTTTTCTTTTTAACCATTGATTTTCTCCATTTTTTTGATGTTGTTTGCAGGAATTACAGTACGATCCCCGTATGTAATCTCGCCCAAGTTATCTATCTCATATGATGAAAATATCCAAACATAATCTTTTGTTTTTTTATAAATAAAACCAATTGAAATACAGTGGCTTACTTCCATGCGATCAAATTCTGTATCAGTAGCCCATGCGGAATCACTTAAAATATCTTCCCAACTAATCTTATATAATTCATATTTAAAGTTCATTACCCTATATAGTGATATTACATATCTTTTGAAATATAATTACGCGAAAAGTTTTAAAATAACTGTCAACTCTGTCAAAAGTGGGTATTATCCTTATATACCAACGATAGTAGCATGACAGTTTCATGACAGAATTGACAGTTTTAAAAAACTATTGAGCAATACCAATGGTTCTAGCGATTTCAAATCTGTCATGTGGCGTATTTGCTCACTTATTTTGTGGCAAAATTGTGGCAAAAGTATGTTTTTTGTATGTTTTCCCCGTCGCTCGCCCCTTGAAGCTCCCCTCAGCCTACTCTAAACCTACTTTTGTTCTCTATTCTAGACAAAAGTGTTGAGTATCGAGCAGTTAGAAACTAGCGATATTGAAACCAATTATACACAGCAACAAAACTTAAAAGTATAAATACAACTTGTTGTGCAAGTCTTGGCTTATCTTTTTCAATATAAGAAATATAAGTCCACATAAAAACAGATATCATTAAAAAGATCCAAGCTATCCATTGTAGGCTTATAATCGCCGTTGCCTGCAGTACAGAGCATATGATACTGATGCTTGCTGCTACCCACTTATAAATGTTTAAGTTCACAGTATTTTAGAACCTTTAGATAGATTTTCATGAACAAACAAAGCTTGAAGATTAGTATAATGAAAACACTTTTTTTGTTGCTCAGGATCACTCATATCAAATGAAGAACACGGTATAATATGATCTATATGCCAAATACTACCATGGTTCTCCCTTGTCATACCATGTTTAAATGTTGCTTCTAAATGTTTCCATAAAAACTCTACATCAGGAATTCCTAACAAAATCATAGTTCCTGCGCTTTTTGTACTACCTTTTAATGCTCCAGCAGTTCTTCTTCTTACGTTACATATCAATCTGTATGAAGGGTTGTTCTTTCTTCTGTTGGCTTGATATATCAATCTTTGTTTATTTAATTTTTCTTTATTATTTTGATAATAGATTTTACTTCCAGCAAGCTTATTTTCTTTATTATTTGCATAACGATTCTTTTCATATACTTGAACTTTATCTTTATTTTTTTCACGATAGTCGCTTGTTCTTTTTTTAATTTCTTCTTTATTTTGTTGGTAATATTTTTTATTTCGTATTTTTATTTTTTGTTTATTTGTTTCATAATATAACGCTGCATCCTTAAGAATTCCTTCTTTATTCTTAATATAATAATCTTTTAGATATTCTTTAATTACTTTAGGGTTTTTGTAAGGCATAATATTGATCTATTTTTTCAAGCCACATCCATTTATATTCTCTAAACTGGCTTCCATTAATAATAAACCTTTGAAAGAAATTATCAGGAGTCACCATTAATATAACTCCCTGTTCAATGTTTGTTTTATAAACATAGTCGTGAGCGGAAGCATAGGCTGCTAGTTGAAGTTTATAATCCTCTATCCATTCATCTCTTTTGGGCTTGTTGCTTTGTTTAAAGTCTATTATACTGTCGCGCCCTTGATAAATTCCACACAAATCAGTTGCTCCAGCATATAGCCCTGGATAATACAAAGTCACTTCTGAACCCCAAATTTCTTCTAAATCAATTAATCCTTTATCAATGATAGTTTGTGCCATGCCCCTCGCTGCTCGCCCCTCGTCAGTCAAATCTAGTAACCCCTGACCATTTAAATGCATCTCCAGATAGGAATGCATTGCGGTACCACGTGTAGCTGCAGTATTTTTAATTCTATCCGCCTCAACACCACCAACTCTATTCTTCCAAGCCTCCAAAGACGCTCGCTTTTCGTCGCTTTGTGTGGCTGCTAATATCGTGGTCACAGAAGGAAGCTTCTCGGAGCCAACTTCATAGTGTCTTTCATCTTTAACAAGAGAGCGCATAGACTTAGGATACTCGAATTGTTTATTCCATTTCATATAAATCTTTTTTCTGTCTTTTATCAGTTATTAATAAATAAAGATTTTTTATTTCTTTATCTAAATTAAATTTACTTTCATTATAAAATTTTAAAAATTTATTTTTATAAATAGAAGAATTACAGGCTTCTTTAACAATATCAATTAATTTTAATCTATTATCTAAGTTATTACGAAATTTATTAAATATCCTAAATCTTTCTTTTTTCCATAATGTTTTTGTATAAACTGGAGGTTTATATCCACAAGTTGGACAAATAATTTTATTGCATTTCATAGTTTAATTTCCATTAACGTAATATATTTCAACTCCTAATGCTTTTTGTTTTTTAGATGCAGAACGATTGATTGTTGTGCCTACTCTACAATTATAACTTCTAGTCTTACGGTAGGATACAGACTTCACATCAAGTAAACGTGCCCTTCCTTTTTTATTAACAACAATAAGATCAAAAGGACATTGCGGATCTAATGATTTAGCAACATAATAACCTTTGTTTAAAAATTCTTTTGCAGCTATTAATTCTGAACATACACCTTTAATTGTTTTAATTGTCATTTTTTTTATTTTCTAATATAGCTTCTTTTGATACCCAATTCATTTGATCTACAACATCAGGAGGTAATGTTTTTTTAGGGTTAAAACGTGTATAAGATGTTTTTGGTTTTTTAAATTTAGTATTTTCAAATAAATCAACAGCGCCAGATTCAATTAATTTATCAAAATTAGAATGAGTTTTTAATTTTTCTATTCCTTTTTCTACTATCTGGTCTATTCTAGAAGAGGAAAGATTTAGTTGTGACGCAATTTCACATTTTCTTTTATTTTCAAACATATACATTCTAATTACCTTTTCATATTGTTTTGGTAAACTTGATAATAAATTATCAATTAATTTATTAATGTCTTTTTGCATTAAATTTATTTCTAAAGGTTTTCTAATATTTATTAACTGTAATAATTGAGATTCTTTAGCCTCCACAGTAAATGTATGTTTTTTAAAACCTTGTAATTGTTTTTCAGTAAAAGCATCTGTAATATTTATTTCCAATATATCTAAAATTTCTTTTACAAATGGTTTTGTTTCACCGTTTTTATCTAATGGGGGTTTAGAACCATTCACTAAACTAATCATGGCATAATTACGAAAACCATAAGATCTTTCAAATTGCGCTGCAGATTTAAATCCTTTTGCTTCCATGGCTTTTAACAATCTATTATTTCTTATACTTACTTTTATTCTATAATCGCTCATTTTTTTCTTTCTAATTATTTGTTTTTATTTTTATTATCATTTTTCTTAATTGATGACCAGTCTATTTGATCATAATTTTCTTTATAAGTTTTATCAGGAATACGACTCTTGCCATCCCAACCCTTACCCCAATCCGATCTTCTTTTACGTTCTTTCATAATCTAATTACCGCAAACCAGATTAATATAGCTATTATAATTATTACAACAACACTCATTAATGTAATCTCCTAACAGTAAAAGGTTCAATTGATTTAGCGTTTTTAACTACTATTTTTAACATATCTTTAAATTCAGATTGGCTTAAAGTTGTTTTATAAAGTCTTAATGCAAGTGCAACCATTGTTGATGCCACTACTTGAGAATCTTTATGTATTAATACTTTAGACATCATTATTTCCATTAAATCTTCGTAAAGTAATTTTAACTCTATATCAATTTTACGGTTCTTCATTACATTTCTACTTTACATTTTATAATATTTTTTAAATTAGTTGCTTGAATTTCTTCACGAAGAAAAGCTATGTCTTTTTTTAACATATTGTTTTCTTCAGTTAATCTAAAATTAGTTCTTTCAAGAAGATAAATTTTCTTTTCTAGATCGTTGGGGCCTTTATCCTTCATTGTATGATCTTTCATTGCATAAACATCGGTACATCAACATTTGTATATTTTGCAAATGATTTTTTGGCATTTATATAATAATTTTTATAGGACTGAATATAATCATCTGTTTTATATTCATCCGGCATACATAAAGGCGGATTAGTAAAACCAACAGATGGAAAATTTATAAGGTCTAAATTATCTAATACTTTATAAATACGAGAGGACGCGTGTTCTTTGTTATAACGAAGTGTATATTGAGATAATAAACATTTCATTAAATCCATTGACCATAAAAAGTTTTCTATTGAATCACCTACCCATAAAGTCATTGGGTGTTTAGGATAAGCAACTTTATATAGACTATCATTAATACCAAAGTGTCTTTGATAAGCCGTAGATAACATTTGTGCAGTTTCTAATATCATTTTAACCACATGTTTATCGCAATGATATTTAGCGCATATGTCTGGTCTTTTATCTAAATGAAATATATTCATCTATACCATTTAAAAATTTGTATCATTATAAGTACAAAAATAATTATAAGACCTAATTCAATAAGTGGATTCATTTTGATCTTTTTTTCTTTTTAGGTTTTTGTTTACCAAAAGCATCATATTTTTTATGATAAGCTTTTAATAATTTAATAATTGCTTTTTTATATCCAGACACAGTCATTGTACCAACCTTGTATAGTCTAGATATTTTTTTAAAGTTTTATCAGAGTTTATTTTTATTTCACCTTGGTTATTACAATAAGTGCAATCTTTGTGAATACTTTCTTTTTCACCTTGAAGTTTAATTGTAATATATCCATTGCCATTACATTTTGGGCAAATTGTACTACCGTGCATATAAAATATTTTCCTTTCTAGTGTTCCAAATTATTCCAAGTTTTTTAAGTTTTTTTAATTCAATTAACTTACATACTTTCTTAGATAAATAATCAGGGTCAAATCCTGCGCATTCACATGCTCTCTTAAAGTTACCACTATTATATACAAACCAATTTTGAGCTTTTTCTCTTTCACTAGTTGGCATTTGTTTCCCTTCTAAATCAGATAATGCATCATAAAGAGCTTGGCAAATTACAGCTCTCCATAATTTTTTCTCGGGTATGTAATCCGAAGATTGACTTTCAGTAGAATAATTACTTGTTATGTTTTCCATTTGAGTTCTTTCTAATTAACATTGAAACTACTTTAGAATTACTTAATTTTCCACCCGGAAGCATTTTTTCAGCTATCTTTGGCAACATTAAATAATCTTTAATGGGCAAAGTTACGGTTTTATATTTAGTTATGTCAGTCATTTCACCTTTCTATTTGTTTATATTATCCTATATAATGTTTCATATTATATTAGTCAAGGATTAATATTAAATTCTTCCTTGGCCTTTGTATTCTTTTCTATCGTTTGATTTGTTGGGTTTTTTTGCATGTCGGCCTTTTCTACTCTTACGTGTTCTTGAATGATATAAATTAACGCCGTAAAGATTACTTTTTGTTGCCATATATCAATTTCTGAACTGCTTTTTTCTGCATAGGTAGATATTTAATAACACCATTTACGTGTTGTTTTAATTCATCACCACATGTTGTGCATTTATAAACGTTATCCACAATAGATACTAACGCTGTCAATTCTTTACAGCTTGGGCAAATTCCATGTACGATCAATGAATCAATTATTAAATTTTTCATACCATTGTAGAATATACTGTTTTGCCATTCTCTTTACTAGCTTTTAAATATTGTTTTCTATTAATATCTTTTGAATAGCTGCAATGTACCCATCCAGAATTAGGCTCATTTTCATTCCAGAATTCAAGAATACATTGGTCAAAGTCAATATTATTTACGATCCAATCTGCTACGTCTTTATTAGGTATGCCAAAAATCTCGAAGTCCGCTGCTTGTCCCTTGATATGTTGACTCTTGCTGCTCGATCCTACGGCCGCGCAGACAGCTGCTGATCTGTAGCCTGAAGATATTACAATAGGAGCTTTGAAATTAGCTCTAATAGGTTCTAATATATTTTCACAAAGTATTTTTAAATTTTCTACAGTTTCATCATTAGGTTTATTATCTATTCCCATACGAATTGCTGTATCTGAATAAATTAATTCTTGTAATGTAAAATTTTCACTTAAGTTCATTTTAATAAAAATACGTATAATATGTCCAAACAATTATATTAAAAAGTATTATTGCTTCTATCATTTATTATTTCTTAATTTATTTATAACCTCAATAACATGTTTTTCATATTCTTTGTTTGTAGAAAAACTATCTAATGCTTTTGCCATTTTAATAGGATCTCTATTCAATGACATGTCTCTAGCTTTTCTAAATTCTGTATACACTTGTTTTGTATTTAGAATTTCTATGTAATACTTAACAGATTCACACTTGTTTTTAAAGACTCTTACACGCCATTCTATAGAATCTGGCTGTTTATAAGGTAACATACCCTCTTTTGACCAGATCCTTATACCAAAGAGGTTGTTGCCCTCTAATGCAAACCTTGACGTTCCATAGTTGCTTTCTACAACAGCTTGAGCAACGATTAGTTCAGTATTTATGTGGTTTCTTGTGGGAATTTCAAAATTGAGGTAGGAGATACATTTTTTAAGAGATATGACAAACTCATCATTATTGTGATATTCAAACCTTGGAGGCCCAAACCCCAGGTTCTTAGCCCAGGCGATAATGGCCAATTCAGTTTTTTTCTTTGCTATTGGATTTGGAAAAAATGTACCTAATACAAATGCTAAAAAAGCTACTATCAAATACTTTATTAATAAACTTTTCATTGTCATAATATTTTTTTGATTTACAGCATCCAGCTGTGAGGGTTATTACGATTAGTCTTTTTTGACTTCGTTAACTTGATAAAACATATTGTCAGAATCTTCTGTTACCCAATTTTTGTTTTCTACATTCCAATACGTAGTCTGGACTTTATAATCAGGCTTGTATGGTGAAGTAGTAAAACTAGGCACGTTCCACAAAATACGATTGTTAGGCTGAATTGCATAATTACCGTTACAAAGAGCCAAAACATGACCGCACTTATGTTCGTGAGGTATTTCAGAATGTTCTGTATCCAAGATATTAACATCTGGATGCGCCCAGTCAATAGTAAATAAATACTCTGCATTATGTGTATTTCCTTTGTTTAAATATTTACAGGATTGTCCTTTTAAAAAATCAAAGCGGATAACGTTAGGAAAATAACTAAATGAATTCCATAACTCAAGATCATTGATATCTTGGTCTGGTACGTTTCTGCGATCAAACCCTTTTTGAATAAAAGCGCTGATAGGTAATCTGTAATAAATTGCACCTGATTCAAGTAAACAATGAAATAATATTGCACGGCCAGGTATACTCGCAATACCAAAGACCACACAATTTTCAATTTCTCCGTGATGCTGTTTAAGATCATATAAATATTCCTTCCTTATGTTACAATATAATGGAGGTATGTTAGCATTTAAATAAGACATGATCAATCAAAGATTTGTCCCCAGTTTTCACCGGATTCATAATCTACTTTGTTAGGTATTAACATTTTATCTGCTACAGCATTTTCCATTATCTGCACAATTTTTTTAGCTTCAGAATCATTTTTAATTGAAATATCTAATTCATCATGAATTTGTATATGAGGTATAATACCTTCTTTATATAAATCTAGCATAGCTTTTTTTGTCATATCTGCTGCAGATCCTTGAATTAATTTGTTTAATGCTTTGTATGTAAAACATCTTTTAATTTTAGGTTCATCTTCTAATTGTTTCATTTTTTTTTCATCATTGACTACATCTGGATATTTTAAAATATAATTTTCTTTAAATTTTCTAGCTGCTTCTTCTTTTGTTAGAGGTGTAGACATAACTCCAAATTTAAATTCATCTACTTCCCATTTATCAAATCTACATTTTCTTCCTAATAAAGTTTTTATGTATCCATTTTGATTTGCTAATCTAGAAGTGTAAGTCATTAGCTCTTTAACAAAAGGAACGTTGTCATGGTATTGATTAAATAAACTCTCAGCCTCACCTTTAGTTGATAAACCTAATTCAGCTTGTAATTTAGATTTACCCATTCCATAAAACAAACCTAAGTTAATTGTTTTAGCTTGAGACCTAGATATGTTTGCCATATCAGCTACAGTTTTATGAAAGTCTACATTTCCTTCTTTAAATTTTACTACAATGTTTTCAACAGCTTCATCAAAACAAATAGGTTCTATCTCAGCTGCGTAGTGTACAACTAATCTTGGTTCTTGCTGTGAATAATCGAAACATCCCCATTTATGTCCTATCTCAGGTAAAAACAAAGACCTAATCATAGGACCTAAATTTTTATCCCTAGCCGGAATTTGTTGTAGATTTGGATTAGAATATGAAAACCTTCCTGTAACTGTCCCACCAACATCAGATCTAATTGGATTTATGTCAGCATGTATTCTTCCCTTATGTTCAAATCTTAGAATTGTATCTATAAAAGTTGTATGAGCTTTGTTTATTTCTCTTGCTTTGGCAATCATTTGGACTATAGGGTGTTTATGTTCTTGTAAAAAATTCTTTGTAAAGGAAGGTGCTAATGATTTCTCAGTTCTTTCGTAGTGTAAACCTAATTTATCAAAAACTTTGGCAATTGATTTTGCAGCCCAAATTTGTGGGTCTATCCCTGTTTCTTGTTTTACTTTTACTAGCAACTCTTCTTCTTGTAATGTTAGCTTTTGTTTCAGTAATTTTGCTTTTTCTACATCAACTCGGACTCCTTTAAATTTCATATCAATAAGACAAGGAAACAAATCTGTTTCTAATTTAAATATTGGCTGTATTTTTTGGAGTTCTATTTCTTTAGTTAATACTTTAAATAATTCTAATGTAAGCTCAGCATCTTTTTCAGCATAAGAACCTACATACATAGCAGGTAATTTATACATTTCAGACTTTGGATCTATTCCCCAAGATTGAGCTGCTTCATTTAAAGCAGTTTCATTTTTAGTTTTACCTAAATAATCAAATGAAACACTATTTAAAGAATACCATAATCTATTCTCATCAATTAAAGATGCCATAACCATAGTATCTACAATCTCTCCTTTAATCTCGATGCCCGCTGCTCGAAGCCAGCATACGTCATACATTGCATTATGAAATAACTTAATATTAGGTGCAGAACAAACTTCTTTGATCCAGGCCATTACTTTTTCTTTTTCTAGATTCCCACCTCCTTCATGAGCTATCGGATAATAAGCAGACCATCCTTCAACAGCTACAGCGATACCAACTATTTGTCCATGACCTCTAATTGCACCAGATCCCATTGATTTAAGATCCGGATCTTTAGTTTCTAAGTCAATAGCAACATGACTATAACCTTTTAGATTAGGAAAATTTTCTGGACAAATCCATTCCTTCTGTGCTTCAAACATTATAATCTCTTTCAATAATCATTTCTATATAATGAATCGCTTTTAAAAGATCTTGCTTTTTACCTTTGTCTTGATGCCTGCAGATATATTTAATTGCGTTTCCTTCTGCAAACAGTATCTTATTTTCATTGATAAATCTAGAAGGTTGTATTTTATATTTTTTATAATGAGCTCCTCCTATTTGTTTAAAAAATGCGTCGTTACTCATATGATTGGATCTCCTATGTTGTAGTAATATTCTTCAGTTGGTTGCATAATATATAAATTCTCCTTTGTTCTGGTTATACCTACAAAAAACAATCTATGCTCTGGGTTAGGATTTCTTAATGCTGATTCATAAATAATCTTTTCTAGATCAGTAAACAAAACAACATTTTCGCATTCTTCACCTTTGACACCGTGTATTGTAGATACTTTAATTCTTGCTTCTGAAAATAAATCATCACCATTTGCTATTAATGATTTCATATATAATTTACTTTCCTGTGGAATATTTAATTGTTCCCAACTTCCAAATATTTCTAATCCATGATCCATCATAAGATCATCTAAATCTACATAAGCAACATTTTCTAAAGATTTTCCCTCTGAAAATCCTCTCTTAACATGTTTTTGTTTATAATTTAAATATTCATAAATTAATTTTGCTTCTTCTCCACCAACGGAAGCTCCTTGATTTAATCTTACCCAAATTCTATAAGCTTTCAATAATGAATTCGGTAATAAGTCGTTGATTTTACTAGTAAATCTTAGGTTTAAAGAAGTTAAAATATCTCTTATTGGATATAACATTTTATTAGTTCTAGCTATAACCATCCATTGTCCAGAATTAAAATCTATATTATCAATTGTTTGATTATGAAATACATTACCTTCAGCATCTCTAGGCTTCCAATCTTTAATCATTCTATTATCAATATGTTCTAATACACTTAAAGCTTCTTTGTGAACTGATCTTGGAACTCTTCTTGATTCTATTCTTGGATCTTTCTCACCTGTTAAATTTATAAATATATTTTCATTTGCTCCCTGAAACGTATATATTGTCTGGTCATCATCCCCTGCAATGTAAGATCTTTCACATTTTGATTCAATGTAAAAGAACATGTCCCATTGCAGAGGATTCAGATCTTGGGCTTCATCAAGAAAGACAGCTTTGAGTGGGGGACACTTGTCTTTCTCAACAAACTTTTTAATCATATCGGAATACTCAATCATCCCTGTTTGTTCTTTATATGATTTTAAATCGGCATCAATCTGTTCTGTTAACCACACATCAATAAAATGTTGTAAATCTAATTCTATTGCGGCATCAACAATTGAAATTTTTTTAGCTCTAGCATATTCAATAATCTTCATGTGATTGTTTTTATATTGAGGTATTCCAGAATCATTTATGTATGATTCAAAAGACATATCTCTGCATATTTGTGAAAAGTTTTTAAATGCTTTCCATTTAGAATCTTTTAATAATTGTGTATTAGTATCTATATTCAATTGTCTTGTGCCTAAAGAATGCATAGTAGATATATAAGGGAAATCTTTTTTAATGTCATAGTTAGGAAATATATTATCAATTCTTTTCTTTGCCTCTTCTGTAGCTGCATTACTAAATGTAATATATGCAATCTTATTAGTAGGAGTTTTATATTCTTCAATCTCCTTTCTTAAATAATGATTGGTTAAATGATATGTCTTTCCTGTTCCTGGAGGTCCTGGAATAATTATTCTTTTCATACTAAGCTAGATTCTTTCATTTTTGTTTGTCTTACATTTGGTTTATCTAATTTAATAGTTTCCATCTTCATTGCTCTAATAAGTTTCTTTTCTATAGATATTCTTTCTTCTTTAGCTCCAAATAATTCACTTAATAGTCTTAATGTTCTTTGTTTTTGCAATATCCATGACTTAGATCTTTGTAAATATTTCCATAAATCTGAGAATTTAAAATAAGTAAAACCTTCCTCTGTGAAAGGCAAACCTCTCATTATATCAGTTATCTTCTTACCTGGTGCTTTATTAATAAAATCAGCCAATAGATCTTTTATTTGTACATCTACTTTTGCAGAATCAGGAGCATCTAATACTTGTAACTTATCAAATAGCTTAACTAATTGTTTTCTCCATATAATCTTTCCTAATGGAAGCATAGGTTTAGATATTTGATTCATACATGCCACAGAAAATTTCTCAGGATCATGTAACGTAACATCATCTACCTCAACGCTATCACCATCTATATTAACAAAATATAGTGGAGGATCTGATGGATATTTACTAATACCTGTTATCTCTGGTGGTGGAACATCATCCCCAACTCCAAATTCTCTTTTAGAACATAACTTAGCATTACAATAACTAACAATAGGTTCTAATTTACATTTATAACGATAATCTTTTTTACCAACGGATTCTATAGATCTTGTTATTTCAGTATGTTGTAATGGTGGCTTCATATATTTCTCATTATAGACATACATTTTTGCTTGCCATTCATTCTCAAATCTTTTCTTTAAGTAAACACCAATATTATACATCATGTCATTTCTACCGCCCTCAGCCATTCCATCTTTTAATATTGTTTGTAAACAAGGTGGTGCACCTTTTAAAAAATCATCTGAATTATCTGTTTCATTAATTTTCAAGTTAAATAATTCTTTTTCTGTTAAAGAATATCGATCATATAATTTAAAAAATTCATCTACTTTTAATGCTTCTCCATTATCATTGAATGCAAACCTAACTGATTTATTACTTCCATGATAAGGAACATTTAAAAAACTTCCTGTATCTCCTCTTTCAGCTCTAATGTAATCTTGTTTTGGAAATATCTCTGCTTTTGCATATCCTAATATACCTGCTATTTTTTTTAATCTTTCTCTCATTAAACTTGCCGCAACAAATTCTTTGGTAAATAAAAATACGTGAGCTCCACCTGATTTAGATCTAAATAAAATCATAGGAAAATCTTTATCTCTAATTTTTTTAATAAATGCTTTATGATCAAATGGATAGGTATCAATATCAATACATCCCCATTTACATTTGTTATCTTCTCTAATTGGAACTATACCCAACGCTGGTTCGGCCCCATCTAAATGAGCTTGCCATAATAAATCTGATACTGGTTTTTTTATTGTAAATGATTTAGCTTCGTGTTTTCCGTTCTCTGAAAATTCTTCTGTAACTTTGGTTTGACCATACGCTGTTTGCAAGCCAGCAAATACTTCTTTAAATCTTTCTAACATATCCCACTCTTATTTATATGGGTGGTATTTCTACCACCCAAGAAGTTATAACTATTTTCCGTTAGCTAATGATTGATAGAACTGTTTAGCTCTTTCATACACTGCTGGATCTTGTATTGGACCAACTTTTTCTATGTTGTATCCATACCATTGATTTCCTTTACCGGAATTCAATACGGTTTTTAGATTATAAATGTGGCTAAATGATGGTGGAGTATATACACCATTTTTTCCATCTAAAGTGATAGACATCATCATAGCATTCCATTTTCTACTAATCTTACCTTGAGATGAACTCATAGATATAAGAGCAGTTTCAGATGAACCATTATCAACTATTACAACAAAATGTTGACCAACAGTTAAGATATAATTACCATTTGGTAATCTATCTTTACCCATTTGATCTTTAGTTGTTTTAGTTAATATATCAGAACTATCAGAATAGATTTGTTCAGGTCTTCCTGATCCTGTTCCAAAGTCTGACCATTCTTGGTATTCCAATCTATAATGGCAAGGAATAACACTTATCCCTTTAGCTCCATCATAAACTTTCTTTGTTACTGTATTTAGTAACATTCCAGGTTCAGCTCCTTCTACATAAGCTTGATTTCGCTTTTGCGCTTCAGCAGAACCATTTTGTAATAGTTTTAAGATTGGTAAAGCTAAACTTCCTTGCTTTACATTCTCAAAACCTGCATGTGCATCACTTTCAAACATTATTGTTGAAGGTAATGGTGCATCTTTCTTTATTGCTACTTGCTTCTCGTTTCTCGTTTCCATTTTCGATTATCTCCTAGTTATTTTTGTTTGGTTACCTGCAAACGTTTTAAATAAATCAGAGGGCATCCCTTGTCCAGCTTCGAGACGCTCTCTGACTACTGCTTTGAGTGTCTGAGAATGAACACCAATTTTCTGGACTGGTTCAAATCCCTGACCTCGTGCAAGGACAGCGTATTGTGCTGCCTTGTTATCTTCGCCACGACCAAAGGTAACAGTGACATCATTTTTAATAATATCACCTAGACCGTTTTTACGAAGCCATTCAAAAGCTTGTTCCTGAACTTCTGGAACAATAGATGCACTGTAAAAAGGTTTTACTTCTACAGACTCACCATCTTTTAGCTTTAATTTTGTAATATGCATTTCATGCATCATTAAAGGTATTTCTACCTGAGAAAGTATTCGTGCTTGTTCTTTTAACTTGTTAATACTTTCTTCTGCGTTTTGAATCTCGTCTTCTAATTCTTTTAATCTTAAAACTTTATCGGATAAAGTTTTAGGTGAATCAATCTGAGTTACAGATTTTACTTGATCTTCTTCAAAGTCTATTATCGTTGACATGGTTTTCTTCTTTCTGGTTTAAGTTAATTTCTAACGGATAGTACATTCTTTCTTGTTTGTCCCACTTCAAAAGTTTATATAGCCCATTAGTATAATCTGAAACTATGGAACATGCAATACCAATTATTGCTGGGTCACCTGTAAGTAGTAAAAAATCTGTTGGCTTATAATCTTTTAATAAAGATTTTAATTTAGCAACAACAGGACTTGTACTTAAAGTTACCTGAGCATTCTCCGGTAGTAATATTTTTAGTTTACCAAATTTAGATGCACCAATAATATTTATTTTAGGCATGCCTATTCTGCTGCCTGGTACATCTTGAATTACATAAACTATTTTGTCTTCCATATTTCTTGACAAGGTATATACTTTTATGTACATAGTTGTCAATAGAAAGAATATATGAATTATAAATTTAAAAGCAAACCATTTGCGCATCAGTTAAAGGCATTAGAAATGTCTTGGGACAAAGAAGTATTTGCCTATTTTATGGAAATGGGAACAGGTAAATCTAAGGTTCTTATTGATAATATTGCTATCCTTTATAACAAAGGTCATATTAACGGAGTTTTGATTGTAGCCCCTAAAGGTGTGTATAAAAATTGGTTTGATGGTGAAATTCCAAATCACATGCCAGACTATGTAGATAAAAAAGTAGTATTGTGGGAAGCAACTATTAATAAAACTAAAGAAAAAGAATTAAATACTTTATTTCAATCTAGTTTTGATCTTCATATTTTAATTATGAATGTTGAAGCATTCTCTACTAAAAAAGGAAAACAATTTGCTGAGAAATTTTTAAGCTGTCATAAGACATTAATGGCAATAGATGAATCTACTACAATTAAAAATCCAGAAGCTATTAGAACTAAAACAATTATTAATGTAGGTCGTGATGTTAAATATAAAAGAATATTGACAGGATCACCTGTAACTAAATCTCCATTAGATCTATTTACACAATGTTATTTTTTAGATCCATGGTTATTAGATCATCAATCTTTTTATTCATTTAAAACTAGATATGCTATTACAAAACAAATTAATGTATCAGGTCGTATGATTCACTTAGTTGTTGGTTATAGAAATCTTGGAGAATTATCTGATAAATTAAAACCATTTTCATATAGAGTATTAAAAGATGATTGTTTAGATCTACCCCCTAAAACATTTATGAAAAGAATTGTTCAATTAAGCCCAGAACAAAAGAAAGTATATGAACAAATGAAAAAGACAGCTCTTGCTGTTTTAAATGGAAAGTTAACAACAACAGCTACAGTTCTTACTCAATTAATGAGATTACATCAAATAACTTGTGGTCATTTTAAATCTGATGATGGAGATATTCAAGTTCTTAAAAATGAAAGATTAGATGAATTATTAGATGTATTAGATGAATTAGAAGGCAAAGCAGTTATATGGGCCCACTATAGATATGATATAGAAGTTATCGTTGAAGCTATTAAGAAAAGATACGGAGATAATACTGTAGTAACTTATTATGGTGATACATCTACAGATGATAGACAAAAAGCAATTAAATTAATTCAAAATCCAGATAGCCCAGTTAGATTTATTGTAGGTACACCACAAACAGGTGGGTATGGAATTACATTAACAGGTGCATCAACTATGATTTATTATTCTAATGGTTATGATTTAGAAAAACGTCAACAATCTGAAGCTAGAATTGATCGTATTGGTCAAACTAAAAATATGACTTATATTGATATTATTGCAGAAGGCACCGTAGATGAAAAAATCGTAGATGCCCTCCGTAAGAAAGTTGATATCGCCTCAAAAGTTATGGGCGAAGAACTAAAAGCTTGGATTTAACCAATCGTTTTCTTCAGAATTATAAGGCATCATTTTACCTCTACTTTAATACCTTCAACTTCTTTTGGTTTTTTAAAACCAAGTTTAATTTTAAGTAAACCATCAACCATTTCAGCTTCATCAATTACTACATCAGATGCTAACTCAAATTGTTTAATGAATTTTCTATAAGCTAGTCCTTTTTGAACATAGTCTATATTTTTATCTTCAACTTTACCTTCTACAATTAAGATACCGTCTTTTACTTCTACAAGAACGTTTTCTTTATTGTATCCAGCAAGTCCTATTTCTAGACCATATTTACCTTTTCCATATTTTACCACGTTGTAAAAAGGGAATGAAGGTATTTTAG